CATCGTGGAATGAAACAACTGACGAGATACTACAGTCTCTGGGTGCTGATGTAGTCTTTGAAGGCGCACAAGCCACTGGCGGCACAGTGTATCAATACAGTCAGCGTGACGGTGTAGAGGAAGTTGATGGCAAGTGGTACACCAAGTACATCCTTGCACCAGTGTTTACTGACAACGAGGACGCTACAGCGGCAGAGCAAGAGGCTGCTTACAAAGCCATGAAGGATGCAGAGCAAGCAACCTCTGTACGCGCCTCACGCAGCGACAAGTTAAAGGATAGCGACTGGACACAAGTAGCTGATGCTCCTGTAGATAAAGCAGCGTGGGCTACTTACCGTCAAGAGTTAAGAGATATCAGCGCACAGACGGGTTTCCCTTGGGCTGTAGTCTGGCCTACGCAACCAGAGTGAGGTAGATCATGCCCGAATCAAGCCTGATTGACATGTTAATTGCCGGAGCCGGTGCTGTAGTAGCCTGGTTCGTGAAATCTACTCGCGAGGACAATAAGGAACAAGATCGCAAGATCGAAACGCTGCAACGTGAGCAAGCTGCTCTGTTAAGCCGTGAAGAGTTCAGGCAAGACATGCAAACCTTCAGGCAAGAAATGAATCAGAATTTTGACAAAGTTTTCAGCAAGCTGGACAAAAAGGCAGATAAGTAATGCTTGATCCGGTCTCAGCCCTTGCCATAGCTACGTCTGCGTTTAATCTGCTAAAAAAGGGAATATCCGCAGGTCGAGAATTGGAAGACATGGCAGGCCAGCTTGGAACGTGGTTTGGCGCAGTCAGTGATGTCAAGTCCGCAGAGGAAGAAGCCAAAGACCCACCACTGTTTAAAAAGCTGATCGCCAAAGGCAGTGTTGAGCAGGAGGCTATGCAAGCACTCCTAGCTCGCAAGAAGATTGAGCAGCAAGAAAAGGAACTTAGAGAGCTTATCGTCTGGCGATGGGGTGTTGAAGAATACACTGCCATGATGCGTGATCGCACAAGGATTAAAGACACTCGCGCTAAGGCTATCCAAAATCAGCGCAGGAAGATGAGAAAGTTTATTGCAAACACTCTGACCATTGTTGTGATACTCGGTTTAGTGGGTGCATTGTTGGCATTAATAATCGGCATTTTAATGAATCTGGGGTAACAGCTATGTTGAGTTTAGTATCAAGTCTGCTCGGTTTTGCTGCTGGCGGTGTGCCAAAAATTCTAGACAACGTGTTTACGATGGTTCAAGACAGAGGCGATAAAAAACACGAATTGGCAATGATGGCCGCTAACCGTGAGCGCGAACTGGCACTTGCTAAGGAGGGCTTTGTTGCCCAAGCTCGCGTAGAAGAGATCAAAAGTGACCAGATCGCTATGCAGACCCAGACCCAAGAAAGGCTTGGGATGTACAAGCACGATATGAAAATTGGGGAAGGCGCGTCAACCTGGGTAATCAACCTTAGAAGTAGCGTCCGGCCAGTTGTGACCTATATCTTTGTGGCCTTGCTGGTGGTCGTTGACATAGCAGGCATCTGGTACGCCTACTCAACAGGTGTTGCGTTTGCTGAAGCGATGGAGATGGTGTTCAGTGATGATGAGATGGCCATGCTTGCGGCTATTTTGAGCTTCTGGTTCGGCAGTCAAGCGTTTAATTCCAAGCGTTAACTATGACTATTTCAGAAGCAGGCATCCAGTTAATCAAATCCTTTGAGGGCTGTCACAATCAGCCCTACAAGTGTCCTGCTACGCTTTGGACGATTGGCTATGGCAGAGTACTCTATCCAGATCAGGCAAGGCTCAAAACAGACGAGAGAGCCAGCTATCCACTACGCTCAGAGCATAACCGAGTGTTTGCAAATGATGAGATTGACTCGCTTCTTGAAGCGGATTTATTACGCTTTTCGCAGGGCGTACTCAGATACTGTCCTGCTGCTGCTGATAATCAGTGCCACTTGGATGCAATGGTCTCGTTTGCTTACAATGTGGGGTTAGGGAACTTGCAGTCATCTACCCTGCGGATGAAGTACAACAGGGCAGACTACGATGGCGCAGCAGACGAGTTCCTCAAGTGGACTAAAGCTGGTGGCAAAGTACTCAATGGCTTAGTCAGGCGCAGAGAAGCAGAAAGGGCGTTATTCCTCTCCGGCGGCTAGTCTGTCCAGTATCTCTTGCACCTCTTGCTGGGCTTTATCGTGACGCTCCTGCAACGATAGGTGCATGTCGCTACATAGTGCCATGATTGATCCAGAATCGTGTGGAGCGCAGCACAGGACGCTTCCAGATGGGTATGTAACAAACTTCACTTGATTGGCCTCGGTTTCTTTTTGTGGAACATTATGTTGTCTTCATTATAAAAACCGGCAGGCCAGTTATTCGTCCCATCTACAGCAACCGACTCACCAGGCTGACGCACATCAATCTTGCCTCCTGCTGACAGATACATCTTGATGTCGTTCTCCAGAATCTCACGCGCTAATTTATTCTCTTTCTGATATCGCATCACGTTTCATCTGCTCCAGTATCTCAATTAATTGAGCTTGATTAGGTTTTGGGCAATCACCTTCAGGCATCATGATATAACCTTTTCTGACCTGCCTGTGATTGATCGGGCAATAACCTACCGCATTAGTGTTTGTCAGCCGGTACGCTGGGCAGTCGGAGCAAGTTTTCATTTTCGATCAACCTCCGCTTTAAAATTGTTATTTCCGTTCGCGTCTGCTCTGACCATTTGACACGTTGCTGATCTTGTTTCTGTTTAATAGCGTACACCAGAAATGCGCTGTCTAACATCAAGCTATCCTCACGCCAACAACAATGATGATGACAGCCAGCACAATTATAGTGCCGCAGATGATGCTCGCCTCTTTAAGCATCCGCTTTGCCTCAGCTTGCCGCTGCTGTCTCATCCTAGTTACTGTGTCGATGACATCTTTCATTCTTCACTTCTCCCCAGCATTCCCCACCAAGTACCGTTTGAACCATGTTTAATCTCCATGCCTGTTGAGCTAGGAGCAACGCAAACCCGTTCCCCATGCGTACCCACACGGTGTCTGTCAAAGTTGCTTAAAGTGCTGAATACCTCTTTGCAAGTAGGACACATGCATCGTTTGTTTGTTAACTTTGCTGATGTCATTGGACTCATCTTGCCACCTCACGCGGCCTTCCGGCTCCGCACTCGTGTGCTTGGTACTCAGTGTATATGTCACCGACCCTATGTATGCCATCCGCTTTGCGCTGCTTGGCATCAATGTCAATCAGCCTCTGGATGTCATCACTGCGTTGATAGCGCGATCCGAGAGTGCCGATTAAGTAACCTATGGCTGTGCCAATTATTAAGATTATAAGCTCCATCACTCACCTCCCTTGCCTGCGTACAAACACGCGATCTTGACCCGCAGCATTTGATCCAGTTATCTCTCTTATTTCGCCGGTTTCAACGAGGTAATCAAGACAAGCCAGCATAGTCCATGAATTGCCTGTTACATTGCTTATCGCTTCGCCTGAGCGCACCGCGCCAGAAAGTTTAAGCTTTTGATCCACAGAGTCCCTGACCGCCAACAGCATTTTTATGCCTGACTCTGTAAACAGGCTGTGCTTTTGCTCTTTGTAGTCGTACATCACTCACCCCCCTTGCCTGCTGATAGCATTGCCACACGAACTTTGTCCCATATGCGTCTAACGAGTAGCTCGTCCTCGCCCTTAGCAAAACTTAAAATCGCAGGACTTATGAGGCTGTCAAACACATCAACCACCGGCTCCCCGCTTTGCAGGGCTGCTTGCCATGCTTCCCATGCTGCTACTTTACCAATGGTTTGACCCACGGAAGGCCACCACTTCTCAAACGCTTCTCTGCTCATCTCCCACCCCTCCTGCACCTAATGCGGTGCAGTATCCAAGTTAAATAGTGTGCGTTGTGTTTACTCATCTGGATGCAGCACTCTGGCTATGCGGCTTGGGTAGCCCAAGATGTGGCACTTCTCTTTAACCTTGTGACAGGCTCCCATTCCGTCAACCCACCACATCGAATCATCAGGAGCGTCAACAAACTCAGGGTTTGTCATCTCACCATCATCGTTATACTCGCAAAAAAACCACTTACTCATTAATAGCCTCCCAAACTAGTGCGTCAATCGTTTCCCACTCTTCAGCAGGCAGCTCAGCAGGATTGCCGTCCTCATCGCACAGTTCAACATTGTAAACAACAATCTCTGGGTATTCTGCTTCATGCTCAAACGTAGCTGGGTAGCTATA